TTCTTTGGTTTTGCCGATGGCGGGGTCATGACGGCAGAGGGGCCATTACCGCTGCGGGGCTACGCCAGCGGCGGGATTGCCAATTCGCCGCAACTGGCGGTGTTTGGCGAGGGCTCGCGGCCAGAGGCCTATGTGCCATTACCCGATGGGCGGACCATTCCCGTGACCATGAGCGGTGGCGCCGCTGGTGCTGCTGCTATGGGCGCAGGCCATGTGTTCAACATTTCCGTGAATGTCTCTGACGCAGGTGCGGCCACACGGGGCGACAGCGCAGGCGGTCGTGACCTGGGCCAAGCGGTGGCCAACGCGGTGCGCCAGGAACTGCTGGCTCAAAAGCGGGCCGGTGGCTTGCTCGACAGCAGGAGGGCTTTGTAAATGGCGGTGTTCACATGGATTCCATCGCTGGGTGCCAGTCTGGCCATGCGCCCCAACGTACGGCGGGTGGCATTTGGCGATGGGTATGAGCAGCGCCTGGCCTTTGGCATCCACACCCAAGCCGAGGTCTGGACGCTGGAGTTTCGTGGGCGGACCACGCAGGATGCGGGAGCGATCGACGATTTCTTGCGCGCTCGCGGGGGTGTGCAGGCCTTTGACTGGATCACTCCGGTAGGCACTGCTGCTAAGTTCACCTGCGAAGAGTGGAGCCGCTCGGTGGATGAGCCCAACGTCGAGACGGTGCGGGCGACTTTTAAACAGGTGTTTGATCTGTGATGACCGAACAAGCCACGACTTCCCAAGCGATCACCTCAGAAATCCAGAAACTCGCCCCCAGCGCCGTGATCGAGCTCTTTGTGCTGGACCTGTCGCTCTTTGGTCAGGGACCGGTGAGGTTTCATGCCGGTACCAATGCGCTCATGCAGCGCGTGGTTTGGCAAGGCCACGCCTATGAAGCGTTCCCGATCCAGGTTGAGGGCTTTGAGTTCAACGGCGGCGGTCAAGTGCCCCGTCCCAGGCTGCGGGTGGCCAATGTCACGGGCTCGATCACCGCGCTCGTGCTGAGCTACCAGGACCTGGTGGGGGCCAGGATCACCCGCAAACGGACCCTGGCCAAGTACCTCGATGCGGTCAATTTTGCGGACGGCGTGAACCCCACAGCAGACCCCTTGGCCGAGTTCGCCGACGACGTTTACTGCGTTGACCGCAAGTCGCGTGAAACGCGCGAGGTGGTCGAGTTCGAGTTGGCCGCGTCCTTTGACCTCGAAGGCGTCAACTTGCCGCGCCGTCAGATTGTGCAAAACGTCTGCCCTTGGTCCTACCGGGGTGCCGAGTGCGGCTACACGGGCAGTGCGTATTTCAATGCGAATGACGAGGTAGTGAGCAGCAAGGCGCAAGACGCTTGTGGCAAACGCCTGGCCTCTTGCCAGCGGCGCTTTGGTGCACATGCCGAGTTGCCATTTGGAGGCTTCCCGGCGGCGGGCTTGTTCCGGTGATGAATGAAATCAAAACACGAACGAAATCACTGCATGAATGAAATCAATCAATCTCTGGCCTTGGCCCACGCCGCCAAAGATTTTCCCCGTGAAGCCTGTGGGCTGCTGGTCATTCAAAAGGGCCGAGAAGTTTATTGCCCTTGCCGCAACATCGGTGTGGGCACTGACCAGTTCGTGATCCACCCAGAAGACTATGTGGCAGCCGACCGCCAGGGTGAGATCGTTGGGGTGTTCCATTCCCACCCGAACTTGCCCCCTGAGCCCAGTCAGGCCGACCGAGTGGCCTGCGAGGCCACTGGGCTGCCCTGGTCCATCGTGTCGTTTCCCGCTGGTCAGTGGGCGCAGATCAAGCCCGAGGGCTATGTAGCCCCACTGGTAGGCCGTCAATGGGCGCATGGAGTACTTGACTGCTACGCCCTGGTGCGCGACTGGTACGCGCAAGAGCGTGGCATTGATCTGCCTGATTTTGAGCGCTTTGACGAGTGGTGGAAGCGCGGCATGAACCTGTACCTGGACAACTTTGGATCCGCCGGGTTTGAGGATACGAATCTGACGGAACGGACAGATCTGAAGGTGGGGGATGTGCTTTTAATGCAGGTCGCCTCCCCTGTGCCCAACCATGCTGCGGTGTATCTGGGTGACGGGCTGATCCTGCACCACCTGCAAGGCAGGCTGTCGAGTCGGGACGTGTACGGCGGCTACTGGCAAAAGGTCACCACCCACGCGCTGCGGCATCCATTGCTATTCCCCCTTCAATAACGTTCTCGTAGTGAGTTGCCCGATGGCCACGATCCTTCTTCTCGGTGAACTGGGCAGGCGCTTTGGGCGTCGCCATCAGATGGAAGTGGCTTCGGCCGCCGAGGCGGTGCGGGCTCTTTGTGCGAATTTTCCGCAGTTTGAGCGCGAGTTAGTCTCGTCTGGCGAGCGGGGCGTGGGCTACCGGGTGCTGGCCGGACGAGACCAACTCGCGCTCGACCGTTTGCATGAACCCACCGGCCAGCAGCGCATCACCATCGCGCCTGTGGTCTCGGGCGCGGGGGGGAATGGTCTAGGCCAGATCCTATTGGGGGCAGCTTTGATCGCTGTGTCCTGGTGGAACCCGATGGGCTGGGCAGCCGCTGGCTCATTCTTGTCGCAGGCCACCCTGTATTCGGTGGGCACTTCCATGATCCTGGGCGGTGTGGCCCAGATGATTGCGCCCACCGCCAAAGCTTCAGATCCGTCTGAGCGCCCAGAAAACCGCCCCAGTTATGTGTTCAACGGAGCCGTGAACACCACCGCCCAAGGCCATCCCGTGCCCGTGGGCTACGGCCGCATGATCGTGGGCTCGGCCGTGATCAGTGCGGGCATCGATGTCGATGAAATACCTGTCCTTTAAATACCTGTCGATGAGATCACTGCATGAATCTGATGCCAGCTTCAAATCCTTTGATCATCGGCGCAGGAGGCGGTGGCAAGTCGGGCGGCGGTAGCGCCCGTGTGGCGCAAGAAGCTGCCGACAGCTTGCGCTCCAAAGCCTACGCCCGTGTGGTCGACTTGGTATGCGAAGGAGAAATCGAAGGCCTGGTGCAGGGTCTGCAGTCGGTCTTTCTGGACGACACGCCGATTCAGAATGCCGATGGCAGCTACAACTTTTCTGGGGTGACGCTTGAAAGTCGCCCCGGCACCCAGCAGCAGGGCTACATCCCGGGTTTTGCTTCAGTAGAGAACGAAGTCTCGGTCGGCGTGGAGTGCAAGTTCGCCCAGCCGGTCGTGCGCTCTATCACCGACCCCGACGTGGACGCTGTGCGCCTCAAAGTGAGCATGCCCGCGCTCACCTTGCAGGACACGACCAACGGCGACTTGAATGGCACATCGGTCAGCTATGCGATCGACTTGCAGTCGGCAGGCGCTGGTTTTGTGCAGGTGCTCACCGACACGGTCTCTGGCAAGACCACTTCGCGATACCAGCGCAGCTACTACGTGCCACTGTCCGGCACAGGTCCTTGGGATGTCCGCCTTCGCAGGCTGACCGAGGACGCGACCCAAAGCAGCCTGCAAAACAAGACCTTTCTGGACTCGTACACCGAGGTCATCGAGAGCAAGCTGCGCTACCCCAACAGCGCCTTGATGGCCTTGCGGGTGGACGCCTCGCAGTTCAACGCCATCCCCCGGCGCAGCTATGAGCTCAAACTCCTGCGCGTGCGGGTGCCGTCCAATTACTACCCCGAGTCCCGTTCATACGCGGGTGTCTGGGACGGCACCTTCAAGGTGGCCTGGACGGACAACCCGGCTTGGTGTTTTTACGATCTGGTCACCAACACCCGCTATGGCTTGGGGCATTTCATCCCTGAGTCTCAGGTTGACAAGTGGGCGCTGTACCGGGTGGCTCGTTACTGTGACGAACTGGTGCCCGATGGCCTGGGTGGGCACGAGCCTCGCTTCACCTGCAACTTGTACCTGCAAACCCGCGAGCAGGCCTACAAGGTGGTGCAGGACATGGCTTCGGTCTTTCGGGGCATGGCCTATTGGTCGGGTGGGGCCATCACCGTCACGCAAGATGCACCCCAAGACCCGGTCTACCAGTTCACCGCTGCCAACGTCATCGACGGTGAGTTCGCCTATCAGGGCTCGTCCGCCAAGGCTCGGCACACCGTGGCCTTGGTCAGCTGGGTCGATCCGGAGGATTTTTACAGACAGAAGGTGGAATACGTTGAAGACGTTGCGGGCATCGCGCGCTACGGCGTGGTGCAAGCCGATGTGGTGGCCATGGGCTGCACCTCGCGCGGCCAGGCCAATCGGGTGGGCAAGTGGCTGCTGTATTCCGAGCAGTCCGAATCAGAAATCATCACCTTCCGAACAGGATTGGAAGGTGCGGTGGTGCGCCCGGGCGATGTCATCCAGGTGGCTGACCCAAGTCGGGGCGGCATGCGCCTGGGTGGCCGCGTCGCAGCAGCTACCACCACCAGCGTTACCCTGGACCAGGATTTGCCAGCCGATTTGCCCTGGCGGCTTTCGGTGATCTTGCCGAGCGGGATCGTGGAAGAGCGCTTGGTGGGGGCCACTTTCGCTGCGTCCAGCGGTGATGCACACGCTCGGCGAACGCTCATGGTGACCATTCCATTCAGCATGGCACCGCAAACCGATGCCATCTGGGTGCTGGCTTCCTCCATCATCGAGCCACAACTGTTTCGGGTGGTGTCAGTGGCCGAGCGCGAGCCTGGCGTGCATGAAGTCACTGCTCTGGCCCACAACCCGGGCAAGTACTCGGCCATCGAAGAGGGCCTGGCGCTGCAGCCGCGTGCCATCACGGTGCTGTCGGACATGCCTGCTGCCCCTACGGCCCTCAGCATGCAAGAGAGCCTGTACCGGGTCAAAGACCGGGCGCAGGTGCTGGTCCAACTGTCCTGGGCTGAGGTGCCTGCGGCCATCGCCTACCGGCTTTCCTACAGGGTGGGCGGTGGCAACTTCGTGAGCCTGCCGCTGGTGAGCGCCAATTACGCAGAAATCCGCGATGCGCAGGAAGGTGACTACGAGTTCAGCTTGAGGGCCATCGGCATCACCCGTAAAGAAAGTGCGCCCGCCACACTCAGCGCTACAGTGCTGGGC